CACGACGGGTGTCCTGTCACGGCTTTGCACGTGGCGAACGCACGGAAAGTCGCGCAACGCGGCGAACGGTACATCCTCGGCAAGCCCTACGGCGCTTATCACCAGAAGATCGACATGGCGATGGCCGACGTGCTCGCCCATGAAGCAGGCGAAGACGCACTGGCCGACGGTTGGGCGACGCCAACACCCACCAACTATCTCTACACCGCCTGAATGGAGGGCTCGTGGACTCATCCGAAGCCATGAGCCTCGCACAGCGCATGTGGGACAAGATCCAGACGCAGCGTTACGCGCACGGCATCGACGAACCGATGCATTCGCCGCGCGGCCTGCACGGCTACCTCGACTACTACCGCGGAGTGCACAAACTCAAGTACGCGTCGGAAGAATTCGCACAGTACCACCTGTCAAGGTACGAGGGATTCACCGACAACTGGTGCGCCCCCGTCATCGACGCATCCTCGGAGCGCTGCTCGCAGCTCGGCATCCGTCTCGGGGACGACACCCGCGAGGCGGACAAGGACTTTCAGCGCGTCTGGGACGCCAACGACGCCCAACGCGGACTGTCGGAAGCGCTCACCGTTGCGATGGCTGCAGGACGCTCCTACGGGCTCGTGTGGGCTAACCCGAACGACGACAACACCCCCCGCGTGTCGTTCGAACACCCCGAGTTCTGCACGATCGCCTACGACCCGGACACGCGCGAGCCAACCGCCGCTGCGAAAGCCTGGTATGAGGACGATGACTCAGGCTGCCTGACGCTCTACACCGCCGATCAGGTGTGGAAGTGGCAGTGGTCGGTACCGAAAGACGCCGATCCGCGCCGCCAGGTGACGTGGGAGCCGCGGCAAGGCGCAGCGGACGAGACGTGGCCGATCCCGAACCCGCTCGGCGTAGTCCCGATGGTCGAATTCCGAAACACATCACTGCTCGACGACCGGCCAATCAGCGATATTGCTGGTGTCGCCGCGATGCAGGACGCGATCAATCTCGTCTGGGCCTACCTGTTCAACTCCCTCGACCTCACGTCGCTGCCGCAGCGCGTCGCGCTCGGCGCAGAGCATCCGAATGTGCCCGTTCTAGACGCAGACGGCCAGGTCGTAGGCGAAAAGCCTGCAGACCTCAAGAAGATGGTCAAGGACCGCGTTCTGTGGATCACCGACGAGAAAGCCCGGATCGATTCCTGGCCGGCCGCCAACCTGGACGCGTTCCAGACTGTCATCAGCCTTGCCGTTGACCATGTAGCCGCGCAGACACGCACGCCGCCGCACTATCTGATCGGCAAGATGGCGAACATGGCCGCAGAGGCCTTGACCGTCGCTGAAACAGGCCTGGTGGCGAAGGTTGTTCAGCGGCAAACGAACTTCACGATGCCGCAGCGCGAGCTGTACCGGCGTATCGCGCTCGCGCAGGGCGACAAGGACCGCGCCGCGCAGGCCCGCACGGGAACGATCGTGTGGACCGACCCGCAGTACCGCTCGCTGTCGCAGAAGATCGACGCTTTCCAGAAGTGGCGCTCGTCCGGTCTGCCGTTGCGGTACCTGCTCGAGTGGTATGGCCTAGCACCGCAAGACGTGGAACGCGTCATGGCGATGGCGAAGGAAGAAGCCACAACGCTCATCACGGCGAAGCCGATCCCGGCCCCGCCAGGCGCTGTGCTGCCGCGCGGCTTCGCGGAACTACCCGCAGACGCGCCGGCGGTTCCGGCCGCACCGCCGGCTGCGTAAAGCCCCCTGACGCGCGCAAGGCGCGCAGGACACACCCGCAATGGGAGATAACCAGCGATGACCGCACCCGCAAGCGCGCCCGAAACCGAAGTTGTCGACCCGGACGGCCTTCTAGGCGATCCGACTGATCCGCCAGTTGACGACACAGACGCTGCCGATCCGCCAGAAGATGCGCCGAAGGATTGGGAAGCCGAGTTCAAGGCGCAGCAGAAGATCAACCGGGATCTCGAGCGTCGCTCCAAGACGCGGCTGCGTGAACTCGAAGCGAAACTGGCTGACGCGACCAAGCCGAAGCCGCCAGAAGACGCGGTACCCGACGTAGCTGCGATCCGCTCCGAAATTGAAGCGAAGGTCACAGCCGACGGGCTCCGCGAACGCGCACTCGACAAGCTCGAGACGAAGGCTGCCCGCGCATTCCAGAACCCGGAAGACGCAAGAACCTTTCTGGCACCGCGCGTCGATGACTTCATCGACGGCAACACCATCGACATGCAGGCGATCAGCGACGCGCTCGACGATCTCCTGACAGAACGTCCCTACCTCGGGGTCACGCAAGGTGCAACGACGAGGTTCCAGGGAACAGGCGACCAAGGAGCCAAGGACCGCGCGGGCAAGCCGCAACTGTCCAGGGCTGAGATTGAATCTCTCGCCAAGCAGGGCCGACACGACGAGATCGAGAAGGCCCGAGTAGAAGGCCGACTCACTCAAGCGCTCGGCCAGAACACCTGACCCCGTAGCCAGCACCACAAATCTGCCCGCACGCAAACACGCGTGACGGGCTAGCTGGCATGTCCGAAAGGAGATCGCCGAAGTGGCGATTACCAACTTCATCCCAGAGGTTTGGGCTGCCCAGCTTCTCGGCATCCTCAACAAGAACCTCGTCTACGCGGGGGCGCCTTGCGTAAACCGCGACTATGAGGGCGAGATCAGCGCCTACGGCGATACCGTGCACATCGCGTCGATCAGCGACGTGTCCATCGTGGACTACACGAAGGACACCGACCTGACCGTCGAGACGTTGACGGACGCCGACCGGACGCTGCTCATCGACCAGGCCAAGGCGTTCGCTTTCGAGGTCGACGACATCGACGCACGGCAGGCCCGCTCAGGCGGTGCCTTGATGACGGAGGCTGCGCGGCGTGCCGCGTTCGGCCTGCGTGACAAGGCCGACCAGCTCGTCGTTGCACGAATGATCGCAGCATCCACTGCACCGCTCGGCACTGTCGACGGCACGACCGCAACGAACGTCTACGACAACCTCGTCGTCCCGGCAGGCGTGAAGCTCGACCAGAACAACGCGCCCACCGACGGACGGTTCCTCGTCGTCGACCCCGCCACCTACGGCAAGCTGCAGCTCGACGCGCGGTTCATCCGCCAGAACGAGTCAGGCACCAACGCACTGCACAACGGTGTCGTTGGCAACGCCGCCGGATTCACGATCTACAAATCGAACAACGCCCCGCAGGCCAACCGGACCGGGCTGACCGCTACTACCCACTCGGGTACGAAGGTCATTGATGGTGCCGCGGCCGGCACGTTCAACCAGGGCGACGTCGGATTGACGATCGCTGGAACGGGCGTCGGTGCGTCGAACTTCATCGTTTCCGTGTCGGCTGACGGTACGTCGGTCACCACGAACGTGAACTCGTCCGCCTCCGCGACGGTGGCGAACATCGCTATCAGCGGTGGCGGTCAGGTTGCGGTTGCGGGTGTGTCGATGGCGACGACCTACGCGGAGCAGATCAATAAGGTCGAGGCGTTCCGTCCGCAGAAGCGGTTTGCGGACGCCCTCAAGGGTCTGCACCTGTACGGCGCGAAGGTTGTTCGACCGGAACTGCTGGTCGTATCCAGCGTCAAGGTCGCGTAACTAAGCCCTGCGCGGGTGGGGATGTCTGCTACTCCACGGCATCCCCACCCGTCCCCGCACAACCAGGCTTGGAGGGTCCGTGACACTCGCCGCGCTCGCGGATACCGCCGATCTAGCAGATCGAAACATCCAGATCCCGTCAGGGATGGACGCCGACACGATTCTGGACTCGGCGTCGTGGTCGATCCGCACTGCGGCGGGTTGCCCGATCACCCAGGACACGTCGACAGTGACGCTGGTTGCTGACGACCCCTGCTGGCTAGAGTTGCCAGGCGGTCCCGTAACAGAGGTCACGTCGCTCACCGTCGGCTCAACCGTACTGACGGGCTGGCGCAAAGTCGGCAACGCGGTCCGCATCCCGCACTCAGCATGGCCGTCTGGCACATGCTGGCCTGTCGAGATCACCGCCGTATATACGCACGGCTACGCGCTCATCCCACCAGACATCGTTGACCTGACATGTTCGCTCGCGTCAATGGCGTTCAGCGAAGACGGCTCCTACGGCACCAGCGGCGGCACAGCGTCATCGTCTATCCACCTCGGGGACTACTCCGAGAAAGAGACACAACTCCCCGGCCGCTCACCGTCACCTGTTGCGCTGCCTGACGCGACCCGTCAACAGTTGCGCGACAGGTTCGGCACATCGGTTGCCGTGGTGCCGTTCTAATGCGCGGTGTCCGGTCGCTGTTCCACACGCCACTGTCGGTGCAGACCCGAACAGGCAGCGGGCCGAAGGGTGACCTGTTCGCCGATGCCGTGTCGAAAGTGGCTGCGGTGATGGACAAGCACCAGCTCGTCACCAACGCCAGCGGCGAAGAAGTCGTGTCCAACAGCGTCATCTACACCTACCTCGCAGACATCGACCTCTACACACCCGGATCGAAAGTCACGGTCAACGGACGCACTGCACGGGTTATCGCCGCAGTGCGGCGCAACAGCAACGGCCCGGCGTCCGCGCACCACGCCGAAATCCACCTGACGTAGACGGGACGCGCCATGCCCCTAGATGTGCGCGTAGAGCTCAACCCGGCCGTCACGGTCCAACTCGCGGCCGTCCGCCGCACAGCGCTAGCGGAAGCGGGCAAGGAAATCCTTGCCATTTCTGACGCACTCGCGCCGCGTGAACCGGAACCGAAGCATGGCGAGCACCTGATCGAAACCGGCTACACGCAACTCGAGGCCGAAGCGTCCGGCGGTGACCGTGTGGCGGTCGGGTATCAGGCGTTCTGGGCGCTATTCCAACACGAAAACCCTGACTACAAGCACCCTCACGGTGGCGAGTGGAAGTTTCTTGAGAAGGCACTCGTTCGGGGCAACGAGGCGGCGTTCGAGACTGTCGCTAAGGCGATGCGAGAGGCGATCGACGGGTGAGCGTCCTGAACGACTTCGCCGTTGGACTCGCAGGCCTGATCGACGCTGCGGACATCGCCACCTATGACGAAGACGGCTACGAAGACGACTCAACGGACGTCTGCATCGTCCTGAAAGGCTTGACGCAGGCACCGTCGCGGCTCCTGGCGATCACCGTGTACGCAGTTTCGGATGACGCGGAGTTGAACGACTCCACCATCGGTGTGCAGTTCCGTACCCGCGCAGAAATTGGCGACTCCACAAGCGCCGCCGACATCGATGACGCGCTGTTCGACCTGTTCCAAGGGATGCACGACGCGACCGTGAACGGTGTGCGGCTCGTCTTGTTCGCGCGTCAGTCGTCATCGGCGTTGCCGCCTGACGAGACAGAGCGTGACCAGCACGTCTCCACCTACTACGCACAGATCGCGTGGCCGACCGCGCAGCGCGTCGACTAGCCACCCTCCCCAGCCGCTTAATCCTCCCGCCCCGATTCCCGGTGCGGGCAGTTCCATGCCCGCACATCGAGGGCCGACGTAAACAAGGAGCAGATCGTGGCTATTGCGATCACCAGCTTTACCCCGAGCACTGGTCCCACGTCCGGTGGAACCACCGTTGTCATCACAGGTACGCAGCTTGATCTAGTCGATGTCGTCCTGGTGGGCGAGTTCGAAGCCACCATCGACACGACCGCGACCAACACGGCGACATCGCTGACGTTCATCACGCCGCACATCCCGAACGATCACACGCCGCTGGCGAACAAGGTCCACGTCATCGACTACGGCACCGATGTTGAGGTGTCGTCGGCCAGCAACTTCACGTACACGGTCGTTTCCAACCCAGTGCTGACCT